GCGTTCCTGGATTTCGCCCAATTTCAAATACATGGTTTGAACGCAATCGTCGATATCTTCCCCCCTTGCGCCTAAATAGTTCGCCATTTTTCTCCATCGCATTTCTTCTATAGCTATGTCGGCAAGGGTCAACATTTCCGTGTTGCAAATTAGTCATTTTTTAGATAAAAGGTGATGGTGTCAACAAATTCATCCACCGACCGACAAATCACATATTTGTACCCCATATCGGTGATGGCCTTTTGCCAAAGCTTTTGCGATTCGGTTTGCCGCCCCGTTGGTGTTTTCATCTCGATGAACAATGCGGGATGTGACTTTGGAACGAACAATGCCAAATCGGCCACGCCCGCCATCACACCCTCTTGTTTCAAAAGAAACGCCTCCCGTTTGGATCGCATCCGCCCATTTGGAATATGGATCAACAACGATGCCAATTGCGGGTATTGGTATTTGAACCATCTCACGCATTGGATTTGTATGTGCGATTCATCAATCATTTTTTGAATATCAAAACATTTTGGTGAACCTTTACCAATTTTTGTGTTTTCATGTTGCCATTTGCCCGCATCGATGCCGATGCAATGGCATTTAATAGAATGGCCTCATTGTAAAAATTCATGCCGCATTTCTTGAATGCGTTGATTGTGTCGGGTACAAATCCAATGTAATTGCCATGTTTATCACGCACCTCACCAACCACAAAACACGCATATCCGTTTGGCTTTAACAACGCACACGATTTCGATATGATTGATTCGTATGCCACCATGAAATCATCGTATGCCATATTGGAAATATCGCCATCCATATCGCTATACACCTCCAAATCGGCGTAAGGTGGACAAGAAAAAACAAAATCATATTGGCCGTTCAAGCCATGCAATGCAATGTTGGAATCGCCGACATACCAATTGGGTTGATTATTGACATCCAAAATTTGCAAAGCTTGTTCACGATTGCTTTCGATTTGTTCTTGGCGAATATCGATACCCGTGTATTTGTAACCCAAATAATTGGCTACAATTCCACGAACCGAACCACCCGCAAATGGATCAAGTATTGTTCCTCCATCGGGACAAAACCAATGATACAAAACCTCACACAATGCGGGATCAAAAATGGACACATATTCGGCTTGGTTTTTTTCCTTTGCCATCGTATCCATGTTGATGACTTTGGCATCACGACCAATCTCGCTTTTTATACCCAATCGTGACCATTGCCGTTTGCGCTTTTGCCAATTGCCACTCTTTGTATCCAACACCGAAAATGGTGGTTCGATAAATCGGTCACGCAATATGACATCTTCGACAATCGGATTGCCAAAAAGATCACGATTCATGACAATATGCGTTTGATTTGTTCCACCTCATACACAACCTCATCAACGGTGATGTGTTCGTGTTTTTTGATGGTATCCAAAACAATATCCAAATACTTGACCGCCGTGTGTTTTTCAATGCGGTCGTAATGGTTTAGCATCGCACGAATTTTTGCAATGTCCAGTTTCGTATCGCGGCCATAGGTATCCAACCATTCCCGCATCAAGTCAAATCCCGTCACCATCTTGTATGTAATAAGTGTCAAACATTTCATCCATTTGTTCCAAGCTCATGCCGCGTGTAATCATCGCAAATTCGATGAATTGGGCCTTTTCAGCAAGGAACGCCAATGTCTTGGTGGAATCCGAATAGTGGTTGTCCCCGCAATATTTAAAAACAATGGTCAATGGGGTGTCTTGCTTTTTGTTAATTTCCATAACCCAATTGTTTTTTGACATCGCTTTGGTTGGCTTGGCGTTTGTTGTAATTGGCCCCACGCAATTCGGGGTACAATTCTTGGCATTTGCGGCGTGCGCGGGTGATTGATTCCGTGGATGACAAGTGTCCATCAACCACCAATTTCAAAAGATTCCAAGCCGTCATGGCGGCGATTTGTAATCCTCTTTGTGCGATTTGCTTTTCCCAAATTACGGCAATCAGCAAATTGTCGTTGTCGCGTGCGTCAACCATATTTTCCAATACGGCTTTGACTTGTTCAATTTTTATTTTCATGTAGTATGTGTAATGCAAATTTAGCGGCATCCGTCCACACGATTTGGTCGCGGTTTAACGATGCCGTTTCGTTTAATAGTTGGCTAAACCCATCCCGTTTGTTTTGGGGCAAGGTGTATGTGATGTATTTGGTGTATTCGGTTTCGTATTTTTCAAGCCAATCAATCATTTCATTGACCTCATGGTTGTTGAATGTATCCGATGCCTCGTTGTGGTTCATCAAATCACGCCAATTTATGGCCATTAGACGCATTGAAAGCATTTCGCGGTGTCCATGGTAAGCCCGTTTGAATTTGAGGGCCGTAGCGTCCACGGATTCACGCCAATCGGTTTGCGGTGGTGGGGCGGTCAATTGCAATGGTTCTTTTTTGTCCAAGGTGCGCCAATTGTCCATGCGATATTGATTGATGATTTTGGTAACAAAAGGCAAGTTCAATCGCTTTGGGCTATAAATGTCCGCATATAGCCCACTCAACCACGCATCAAACGCACGGGGCAACAACTCAACTTGGTATTTTGCGTATTGTTTGCGAACAAATTCCGCAATTTCGGGGACATGATCCCCGTATTCAATGCCACCCAGTTGGCACAACCGTGTGATGGCATTGCCTACATGGGTCGTTTCCAATTCTTCGATGTATCTCATATTGCAATTATACAATTTATTTTAATCAAACCAACCTCGTTGCGGTTTATTCCAATCGATGTTTTCAACACTCTTTTGTTGGTAAGGCAATTCATCATCCCAACGGCGTTGGTTTAGGTAGGTAGTGAAATGGGGTAGGAATTCAAGCTTGCCAGCATCCTTGTGGTTTTTGACATAGGGTTCGATGTGCGCCATGATGGCTTTCATTTCCTCGGTTTTCAATCGGCGGAACTTTGCCAACGCGGTTTGCTTGTTTCCTTTCTTGCCATAGGCCGACCAAATGGCCTCGAACAATTCGCCAACCCTATCCAATTTTTTTTCTTGATCCTTACGAACCAAATTAACCTTTATGTCATTATCATTATCATTTACATTATCAGTAACATTATCATTATCATTATCGGCATTTTTGGCATCGTTTGGTATGCGGTCGGATGCGGTCGCATTCCATCGCTTGCGAGCGTTCTCGGAATTTCGTTCCCGAATTTGCTCGTATTTCTGCAAATCCCGTTTGAGTTGTTGCTTGATTGGTTCGAATGCAATCTTGGTGATTACATTGTCGGTTTCGGGGGCTTGGTCGTTCACATACCGCAATATGTGTTTGAATAAATTACCCGCTTGGTCATCGGTTAGTTGTTCGATTGTGTGTATCAAATCGCAATACAACACAAATGATTTCTTGTTTTCGGCCATAATAAAAAAGCCCCAATGAATGTATGTCGGTCGCAGAGACATACACCCAAAGGGGCAAAAGGGGGTTGTGTTAGGACAACTGCGACTTGTCCTGAAATACACTTAAATAACGGAATTAATCCTTTTTGTTTGAATTCATCAACCGTTCCCATGCGCGCATTTCGTTTGCGACATGGGCGTTGAATGTGTGCGGAACCTTTTTGTCGAGTTCCGCCATGTCACGATCCAAGCGGTCGGCGGGCGTTTCAGAATGGGAGGTCATCGGTTTTTGTTCCATAGTTTTTTGATTTGATTGAATCGTGTTTCGCATCCTCGGCCAAAGCTTGTGCCGTATCCTCACCACTCAAAACATACAATTCGAATATCTTGGCGAATGTGGTAATTTGGTGCAACTTGATTTCCCCGTGGATGCATAGATCCCCAGCCACCTTCAATACACTCATGCGTGTGATGCGCTTGTCCGTTTCGGGGTCTTTGGCTTTGGGTTGAAAACCTTGTTGAATCATTGCGGGTTTCACATTATAAAATGTGCGCCCACCGTGTTCGCGTGATGTGATTGTGTACGCGGCCTCGTTGCCGACCACAAATTTGTTTTGGTCTTGGGATTTGGACAAGTATTCGCCAGTATCGCCGTTTTCGAACGATACTTCGAACTTGTACATTGTGCCATACTGGCCATTCCATGTGCCGTTGGCGGCAACATTTGTTACTTTTGATTGTTTTTCCATGTCAAATTGGTTATGGGTTGATAGTTTAGTTTGGTTAAGATTTCTATTTGCTTTTCAAGGGACAACATATTGCGGCGGAATTTCCACCGATACGATGATGCGGTGTTGTATGGGCATCCCAATTTGTCCGCCATTTGTTGCACCCCGATTGTCATTGCCTCTTGCATTGCTTCATGTGTATCCATATTGCAAAAATACATCATAAGGCCCACAATTTGCGTTTTTCGAATAGGTGAATTTGATTCAAATACCCCCATCGTTCGCGGTCGATTCCATCTTTGACAATCGCGATGACCTCGCCATTGGGGTGGTAATGTAGTTTTATGAATGTCATTTCATCGGGGCGTTCTGCACCCCATTGGCCGCTAAATATAACGGACTCACCCGCTTTCAATTCCAACGCTTCCTCGTATGTCATTTGGCCCTCCCCTTGTACATTTTCTTGCGTTCCTTGGCCAACTTTTGTTGCCAATCGTTGAAGCCCGCAATGTAGCGGTCACGGGGTGGATTTGGGCGTGGTGGAACATCTTGGCGTTCCTCACACTTACGCATCAATCGTTTGGTCACGATGTAAACGATGGTCACGGCAATGGCCAAGGCATACAATGGCCATGGGCTTTGCCCTACAAAATCAATGTGTGTCATATCGTGTCACAATGTTCCCGACAAGCGGAGCAAATATCTCCGTAAATAACTTCCACTTCGCAACAATCCGATACATTGCGAAACTCATCCTCCTCGAATTCCAATTCCGATTCGGGTACGAAAAAGGTGTACAAGCCCTTACGAATCAAATAAACGCTTGGGGCAAATTCGCCACATACGATGACATCTTCACCATATAATTTGGCGGGGCCTTGGTTTTTTTCTTTTATCATTATGCTTTCCATTTGATGTTGTTGTCGGTTTCTTCTGCAATGTCCATAAATTCCTCGCCAAACATATAGGCAAAATAGGCGGCCTTGGAAAAATGCTTTTGCTCAATCTTGTCAAAATAGGTTTCTTGACCGATGGCGTTGATGTACTGGGTGTAAAACTCCGTGTCTTTGATGATTTGTTCGTTTTGCATATCACAAACATACGACCATATTTCGGATTCGCAATACACAATATGAAATATGTGCCATTTTTTAGTGAATGGCCGATTGTTTGATTAAAGCGTTTTTAGGGCTTCAATCAACTTGGGTTGTGGGGTTACATCAATTTTGTCTTTGCGTACACTACAATGCGTAAAAACGCCCGATTCGCCCTTCAAAGCGCGTGGGGTGATGTCCCAAATGTCATCGTTGTACGAAATATCGATGCCGTACTTGTCGTGCCAAAGCTTCAACAATTGGATCACCGATTCGATTTGTGCATCCGAATACGCGTGTACATACTTGTATCCACGATGGGGCTTTTCCAATTCCACCACTTGGTCGGCGGGAACCTCTTTGCCTAAATAGTGGTAAAATTTTTCACCCTTTTTGGTTAGGCCACCCCAATTGCACAACTCGATACCGATGGAAATCTTGTCCAATTGTTGGTAGGGGATGCCCTTTTCTTTGAAAATGTCGTTTTTGAGGCCCAAATGATAGCCCCAAAATTCGGATCCAAAACCTTGGACAATCACACCGTCATGCCCGATGACAACGCAAGTGGCAATTTTGGTGGCGGTTTTGTCCCATCCAGCGAACACGGGTTCGGCCTTGGGGCCACCCGCCGTGTGGTGTAGGTAGATTTGTTTTTTAGGCTTCGCCTCGCGGTAATATTGCCTAAATGGTACGCTTTTGATTTTCATGTTCTTTTTGTTTTTGTATCATACGGGCCAAATACCATTGGGCCTTTTCTAAATCCTCCAATCCGTTTTTGCGATCCCAACGAATGATGTATTTCATGACATTGCCTTTCAAATACCCCATTTGTTGTTGCAACGGCATTGATGATTCAATCGCGTCAATGGCCTCAATCGTACCTTGGTAATGTGTTGGTTTGTTTACCCTATCCATGCCGTACAAAAATCGGTGAAATCGTGTACAATTTTGAAAGTATGTGACCCACAAAATACCTCAACCTGGTCATCCAAATGCACGCAAGCGATGACATGATCCAAATCGATGTAGCCAGTTTCGGTGTATTCGACCACGCCGAACATATCATCCAACTCATCGGTTTCGTAAACCATTTCCACTTTTAACAATCTCATTGGGCCTTGTATGTGTAGCCAACGACCTTGGCGGTGGATTGATGTGGCAATGTGGGTGTCAATTGCAACCAACGGCCTCCCGTGGGCTTGGGTGATGCCCCGCGTTCGACATGCCAACCGCCCTTGCCTTTGTTGTATTCCTCTTTGTATGTGGATGTACGCACATGAACCACATCACGCAATTCAATTTCGTGGTTGATGGTTGACAAGTGTTCAACCGTGTAGGTCAATTCGTAGTCATTGTGGACATGGCCTTGCCAAATCATGTTGGCCCCCTCCACAAATACTTGCATGCGGTTGGATTGAATCGTGCCAAGGGTAACTGGCGCACCCCCCCCTGAACCATGAAAATATTTGATTTTGTAGGTTGCACGATGGCGTGAGTTGTCACGGAATTCGTACACCACCCAACCACCATATCCACCCGCTTCAATGCTTGTGCCGTATTTGATGTTCATGCCCGACACGAATCGTTCAATAACATCGGTTTCGGCGCGTTTCAAAATGCTCGTTTCGTGGTTGCCATATCCCACCACCTTAATCAAATCGGCATAGGGGCCAAAATATTCGATGGCGGTGCCAACAACCGCATCCAAGTAATTGTTGACATTGTGTTCGGGGCGAATGTCCGATTTTGATTTGCGTGGATCGTATGCCCCTTGCATCAAACAAAAGGTATCCCCGTTCAAAAGAATGTCGGCCCCCTTTTCCTTGGCTTGTTCCAGGTGCCTTTTTAACAATGCGCGGTCACACTTGGGATTGTCCCAATGTATGTCCGAAATGAGCAACACCAAACGCGGTTTGAAATCGCATTCGATACGATGTACATTGTTAACCTTCATTGTTGGTGGCGAACTTGTCAATGGATGTGAATCCAAGGCACGCGATGGTAACCCATTCAACGGCCGAAACAAGCTCGGATGATGGCGCAATGTCTTGGGGGCTTAATGAATTGTGGAACATGGTACCGAATAGCACCAAAGCACCTACAATTCCCACAACGCGTTTGGATGAAATCTCACCCTTATCGCCTTTGAACATTTCCAGTATCTTTTTCATTGATTTTTTTCATGTTTGCAACCCGAATGGAGTCGGCTCTTCTTTCGTATTCAAGTTCCTCCATTGATTCAGGAACGGGAACAGAGTAAACCTCACACACTCTTTCAAGCAATTCCACCTTTTTAGCCATTTCTTTGGCTTCTGAGACGCTTTCTTGGATTTCTTGTACCTTGGTCTCGGTCATTGCTTTTGCTTCGCTTATAGAGGCTTTGGTGAGTTCTATGTTTGTTTGAGCGTGGTCAAGTACCAAGTCGTATTTCTTGTATGGGTCTGCGTTCTCTAAACGAGGAGTTGCAGTTACTGCCAACAAAGCGGTCAAAATCAAGTATTTCATTTGATGATTCCTAAGTTTTTGTAGGTGTTCAGTTCAGAGCGAAGAGAGGCAGACAGAGAGTCCTGGGTTTTCAGCATCACCGCCATTTGATCAAGCTTCTGTTCGCATTTCACTAAGCGACTCTCGCAACCAGTATTGATGGAGTTGTCTTGGTTTTCCATTCTGACATAGAGAAAGATGACTGCAAAAATCATAAGATATGTGAGAGCCTTTGATGGGTCTTTGCTGAACTCTGAAAAACTGACTGGAAGTTTCATATTTGGAAATAGCAAATCAGCGACCTTGTCCCCGATATTTTTTCTGCGGTGGGTTGTTTTTGCTATGCACCCCTTTTCTGCTCACTTTCTTGCGTGGGCGGTATTTGGAAACCGATATGCTTTTAACTTTGGCCATTGAATGGGTCGGGGTAAATTACTTCAAATTCGGTAGGGCTTCCCAAGACGGGCAACAAACTCTCATCGTAAACAATGTACCAAAAGGTCGGGGTGTTTAGTTCAGCGAACTGATAGCCTACCCAGTTTTGCGTAACATCATCGGGGCTGACGGGGATTCCGTAGTAAGCATTACAAGCCGATTGTGCGGTTTGTGCTTCTTGTTCGGTTTGGTATTGGTAGCCTTGCATTAGTAGATGGAATAAAAGTCGTTGATGTTGGTTTCAATGCCCGTGCGATTGGTATTTTGTTCCGAATCCCACAAAATTATTTCTTGCAATAATCCATTTGTCTGCCTTACAGACCCATAGCCAATGAATTCAATAATCCAATTATCGGTTCCAGGAATACTTTGTGCCGCACCTAATGCAGAACCATCACGGTATACAATTAAATTGCCGCTTGAATCTGACTCATTTGTAAATAAGTATTGCGTTCCAAAATTGTCGTTTGCCGTAGTGAAATCATAGGTTGAATTATCAATGTAAACCCTATACAAGCCAGAATATAAACGAATCCGTGATGCACCTACATCACCATATAAAATATAGTCCTCCGAAGATGTACGATTTGATTTGTAAACCAATGGCACAAAAAAAGTATCCGTTAAATCAACAGCAGATGTCATTTGCAATTGGTCATCAACGCCATCGTATTGAACTGCCGCCTTTCCGTTCTCCGTTATCACACTCCCACTACTAACTATTTGCGGTTGACTCGCTGCCGTTGTTTGAGTTGCATTTCTGCCATTCCCACTTTGGTCATACCAAGTTGTTACAAAGCCATTTGTCCCCGAACAAAATGAAGCCAAAGATGTGGTGTCAAGTTCGTTATCTACAAAGCCGATGTTTTGCTCTGCGTTATCCGAAGCCCTACGAACCCGAATAGCCGAACCAGTGTAGGCAGTTCTTAACAATCGCAAAGAGTATGCTGCTGCTGCTCCCGTATAGGTATCAAGTAAGCCCGTAAAGGAACTCCAAACCTCTGTACTACCCAAATACACCTTGGACACCCCATTCGTGCCAAGGTAAACGCTTGAGATATCGTTAGTGCCTAACTTCACAAAACCTCAACTTGACCAGGGTACACCTCGTTCAAAGAATTGAATACCGCATCAATCAAAAGGCTTTCGGCTGATTTGGTTTGGTAGTCAACAACGCTCAACTGCAAGTTGCTGAAAACGGGGCTAAAGTCGCTTGGATCGGTGATTGCCGTTGCTCCATTCTCGTAAGCCGTTTCGGAGGCATACAAAAGGGTTGCAACTTGAGCTGGAATTTCTCCCTCTTTTTCGCTTTTCACATCGGCATAACCTTCAGCAATTACAACGATTGAGCCGCTTGGCAATGAGATTCCGCTTGTCAAATTAACTGCGGTATTGATTTTTATCTTTTTCATTTTAGATTACAAAATAAAGGGTTGAAGAGTCGGGAGTCAAGGCCGCATATTGAGCCGCAGAACCCGACCAAAGTTTGTACACGCTATTTGGTGAGCCGTTGGTTTCGGTAATTACATTCTCCCAAGCCGTAGAATAAACGGCCGCACGATTGGTGGTAGAATCGTACACTTGCAAACCAGCCGCAGGGGAACTGATGGCGTTCTTTTGCGTGGTGGTCATTCGGGGGGGTAGGAAACCTTTGGTGGTGCTATTAACTGCTAATGATGCACCTGTAACGGGCGCACCTTCAATGCCTACTCCAACCGAAGATGTTCTTATTTTGTCAGGGCCTCCAGCATCTAAAACAAATTGACCGCTTGAAACTCCCATAGCAACAACACCATCATCTCTAACCTTCAACAACTCCGTCCCCGAACTATTCTGCACCAACAAAGAGGTAGTGGCGGAGGTTGAGCCTGAGCCTTTGATGTGGAGTCGGGCGGATGGGACGCTTTGTTGCCCTATGCTAACACCATCGGGGTACAATCTACCACCACCTGCACCTACAAAATTCGCCCATTGCAAAGTATATGTAGAAAGTCCAGACCCAGCGTTTAGTTGCATTCCGAATCCTGATGCATTCGTATTTCGTAAACGGGCAAACAAATTTCCATTAATATCTTGTGAAACATCTAATCCATAACTTGGCGAACTCGTCCCAACCCCCAACCGCTTATTGGTATTATCCCAATAAAGATTAGAATCAGCACCAAAGGCAGATGAGGAATTGAACTGAATTTGGCCGTCCGTTCCAGCAGGGTTGGCAGCGATGCTAATATCTCCCGAACCCAACAACGAAGTGGAGTTGATGGTTTTGATGTTTGTTCCTGAAACAAGGGTCGCTTGTTTGGCATCAAGGGCGGTTTGTGTGGCCGTTGAGATGGGTAGGTTTGCCGCTTGTACCTTTTGGGTGATATCGCCCGATACATCAACAATGGGCAATACATCCTCATTTGCGGGGGCTACGATTTCGGTGAGTTGGGTGATTTTAATATTAGCCATTGGTGATAAGCTTGTCTTCGTTTTGTGTGATTAAATAGTCGTTCGCTTGCGTTACAATGTATGTCACGGGTTCCGTGCGGGAGATGTTTCCAATCCCTTGCGCCCTCAACGATCCATCACAACATTTGCGTGAATAGGTGTTGTCCCTGCAAAGGCAACCCCGCGTTCCACCTCCTTGTGGTGATGACCTTGATGGTGTTTCCCAATGTTTCATCGCGTGATTTTTTTGACAAGTGTCAACAATAGTAAAACGATAAACGCCCAAAATGTTGCCAATTGCCATTTTTTCAATCGTTCCACATATACCACTTGCGGCACATTTACGCTTTTGGTGATCCTAATCGTGTCACCCTTGCATTTCGTGTACACCTTGATGATGTCTTTTTCGCGTATAATTTGCGTATAAACGAACGAATCCTCCACGACCATGGTATCGTACTCCGTTGAAATGAAAGTGTCGTAAATCGTGTGTGGTTGCGTTACAACGATGGTATCGATGGTGAACACGGTGGGGTGTAAAATCGTGGGGTCTTTTTTGATGGCACGATTGATGTGCCACTCGGCCGAACACGATGTCAACAACAAGACAATCGCAATGGCCTTGGCCGTGCGTTTGAAAAGCTCACACCGAACCTTTGGCAACTTGTCCATGTACGCGGTCAACTTGGCCACCTTTTCGGGCTTCGGTTTGTAGGGTTTTTTTATAGGTTCCAAGTGACAAAATTGGATGGGTTGGAATTGGGGTATTCGCCCGCCTCTTGGCTTGCCGTGTATTCGGGGAAATATTGCGGATAGTACGACAAATAATCCACCACCCTGCGGCGGTATGTTTCGGCGATATTCCGTTGGCGTGCCACCAATGCATCAATTTCCTCCTTCGATGGCAAGGTCGTTGATTCGGGGGTGTTGCGAACGATGCCCGCATTGCTTACCTCGTAGCCATGGAACAACAAAAGGTCACACATGGAATAGTGAATCAACATCGGTTGGATGTATTCCGAAACCAATGTCAAATAGTTACCCGACAAGGTGCCGTTCTTTACATCCGTCAAAATGCGGCGGTACAATTTGGTACCCAACAATTCCTGAACCTGGATGTCCTGCGCCACCTTTACAAAAGGGGTAATTTTGTCAATGTCAAAATTCCCCGACAATTGAGTGTATTTGAACAACTCATCGCGGGTAATTAGTAATGCATCATCGTTTGCGTACATGGCTTATTTTCTTACAATTCGACCTTGGTTTGGGAGGTCAATGGTTTTTGTGGATGCCACACCCCAATCGGGGGGGCTGAATGGTACACCCGCCGTGTTGGCGGATTGGTTTGATACCCGTTTATATGTTTCCTCAATCATGCGAATGTTCTCGGCCTTTTCTTCGGGTGTCAATGGGATGAATTTCCCTTTGATTTGTTTGCGTTTGTAGGTCAAACGATACCATTGGTGGTGGCAATTTACACCGCCCTTGTATTTCCAAATCGAATATGTGGTCTTGCCCTTGGGTGCGAACTGGCCATTGATGCCCTCATCACCCATTTGGTCAATATCCTCACGGCGATACACCACGCCCATTTTGGCGTTGGCCACCATGTTCTTGCAAAACACACGGGAATTGCCCGCCGTTTGCATCGGTGCATATCGATAGCGTATCAAATACACGCCCTTGTCATCCTTGCTTCGACCTTCGGGATCGGCAAATCGTTTGAAAAAGGCATATTCGCCGTCATCCGTGACGGGGGTTTCCTCCACCAAATCCCACAAATTGGTGTCGATGGTTTCGCCCTTGTTGGATAGGTGTTCCAACCATGCGTTTTCATCCTCCTTTGTGAATTCGGGGCGTTCTGACAAATCGATTTCCTTCAACTTGCTTTCCGCCCATCGGATTCCAGCATCACCGCCCCATGCGTCCCACATCAAACCACCGCATCCCTCGGAATACGGCGTGTCCTTGTTGCCCTCATGTCGGCGGAATGCGGCCATGCGTGCTATCGTGTCACGCGAAATCGGCTTACCATTGGCCAGTTGGTTCGCCCTTGTCTTTCCCACGGGGGTCCCGCAGTCCCCCCACCCGTTTTTTTCGGCCCATTCCAAAGCTCGTTTGGCGTTGTTCTTTGCGCCATCGGGGTAATCGGTGTATGATTCCAATTCAACTTTGCCAAAGCCATATTCCTTTTCCTTGGTTTCGGCATCAACGGCCTTGCCCGACAAATCGGTGAATTCAAGCGGTTGCAATGTCTTGAAATACAATTCCAATGAAATATCGTTGGCGTTCAAAACCTTGGAAACCGCCTCAATCAACATTCGTTGGAACGGGCGAATCACGATATTGTCAAACAATATGGATGCGCTTTTGATTTCCTCGGCGTTGTTCCCCAATCCCGTGTTGTCCTTGATGCCCAAAAGCATAGGGGACACGATACGATGCGCCAACATGATTTTGGTGGTACATTCGGTTGAAAGGAATTGATATTGGTTGTGGGCATCGCTCAATTGCACGGGAGTGATGTCGGCGGATGTGTCCTTGCCATCGTTCCATGAAATGATCCATTTGCCCGCATTGCTCGACCCTTGGAATTTGGCGGCGATTTGTGCCTCCACCATGTCCTTGACCTCGGCGGGTGGTTGCCCGTTGTTGAAGTTAATCAACATTGATGGGGCCAATCCATTTTTGATGTTGTTGATGTGGTAGTTGGCGATTTCGGTTTCCAACTCGGCATATTGAGTGCCACCCTGATAATCAACGGGGGCAAAATAGAAATTGCCAGTTGAATAGGGTTTGACCACCAAGATGGATTCGTTGGCATTGTCATCAAATCCGAACGCATCAAAACGCTTGGGTTGTTGCCCACGCTTCAAATTTGTCCAATCGGCACAATAATAATATCCTTCGATATCGCCCTCATCGTTGCATTTTTCGGGGCGTAGCGTCTGAATTGGCCAATGATAGGCGCGCACATACTTTTTGCGGTCTTTAGATTTGACCAAATGAAAGGCACATTGACCCAACATCTTCAAATCCATGGCGCAATTCCTCAAACACTCATCATTGAACAATTGTTTGAATTCAACATACCCCTTCAAATGGCGGTCGGCTTTTACGACCTCCAACCCTTGGCCAAAAATCATGTCGGCCACACCTTTGACGGCGGCGTTGTTAGTGGGTGACCCGTAAAAAAGGTCAATCAAATACCCATAGTAATTGTTGTCGGCACCATACTCAACCCAAGCTTTGTTTTTTTGCTCAACAATAGCGGGTGATGTGTACGACCCAAGTTCGATAAATTTCAAATTGCTCATAATGTAACCCATTGGGGTGTTGTACCCGTGGTGGTTTGCCAAGTTTTGTATGTGTTGTTGATATTGGTGTTGCCCGTTGACCATGTGGCCAAGTATTCCCACACCATGATGGTTGAATCGTAAATGCGAATCAATACCATATCCAGGTTCTCGGCGGGCAATGTTGACATATCGGGCATGGTGATGGTGATTTGCGTTCCGTTGCGGGTAATTGTACCCGTATCGCTCACCATCGTTTTGGTTGGTTTGTGCCACACCTCGACCGTTGCCGTTGCCAATGACCCGAAATCAACGAACGGGTAAAACGACACGGATGTGGTTGTGTTATTAATGACCATACTTGTAAAACGAAAACCGCCGTTTTTGTTCGCAAATGAAAAAGGGGGCCGAAGCCCCCCCCAATCAACATACTTATGAAAACAAATGATTAAGACGCAATGGTGATTACGCTCGACATTTCGGCATAGGTTTCGGCATCCACGATGGCGGGCGGGTTCTTTTCCATTGATTGGAATGTCAAGGTGTACAAATGAGCATCGCCCAATTGAACGCCCCAAGACAAAGTACCACCATTGGCATCACATCCGTTTACCTCACCCAACAACCAAAATTGGTCGTTGCGATCCCATACGATAACCTGCCAACGGCCCTGAACCAAAGTTTTGGCCAAGTCCATATCGGAATCGCCCGTGGTTGGGGTGTTGCCACTTGGTTTGAATGACAATGTGAATGTGGTGTCGTACATGGAAACGCCGTTGTCGCGTGATGCGGTGATGGCGGTTTCGATGGTTGACAAACCTTTCAATTCCCAAAAATATCCCGTGCGGTTTACGGGGGTACCCGCACCATCGTTCAATGAGGTTACCAATCCAGCGGCATCCTTTGAAACAACGGTTGAAAATTCAAATGGTACGAAGAACGCACCACGGATACCACCGACAAATTGTTTGCACGGTTCGTATCTGTTTGCTAATGTATTACAAGCCATTTTATTCTATTTTAATTTGGTAAAAAAAAGGGGGCGGGGTTTGGTTCCCGCCCCCGTTTGGTTATTGGTTATGTATCCGATTAAGATACATTCAAAATAACTTGTTGTGTTGGGTTAGAGGCGATGATACCACCAGTGAAGCGCATGATAACGCGAACATTTTGTGATCCATCGATATCGCTCATGTCGATGACCTTTACCTCGTTGGTGTCGCTCAACAAACCAGTTCCGAAGTGGAGGTCAGATTTCAAGCCCAATACACAATCGCTATCGTTCAAACCTGGACACATAGTCACGGGAACGCCTTGGAAGTTCATGGGTTTCTCACCAACATAGAATTGGAAGTTGTAGTTACCAGCAGACAAAGCGGCTTGGTAAGCTTTCATTGTCAAGGGGCCAACATAGAATTGGAAACCTTCTTT